CAGTGCCGCTGCTTTGAAGATATCACGATTAAGCAGGATGTGGTAGAGGTTGCCCCGCCTGCTGTAGAAGCCCTGCCTTCGCCCATAGTTGCGCCCGTAACATCGGCACCAGTTGCTGAAATTGCACAGTTTGCGTATCAAACCCTTGCAAGGCCGAAGACACTGCGCGAGGCGCAAGATTACATTGTTCAAAACAATGTTGCGGCTGAAGCTAATTTCACAGGTGTAAAAGCCAAGCTATTGCCAACTGCCGCTGTTGCGTCACTTGAGGTTACAGAGAAATTCGGGCTTTCCCCGATGGAATGGTTCGGCCCGTTAAATAGATTTGGATTAAAAAGCCGAAGCCTCGCAAAGGCCAACGCCGCTATCGTCAGGACCACAAAAAGAAATCGCGCCACAGGTGATGTTACGCCTCACAACGGCTTGCATGTTGCGGGTAACTTTAGCGAAAACGAACTCGACAAGCAGACATTCCTAAACAGAGAATACGCCAAAAAATACCACACCGAAGCATCTGAAAAGATTGCAGCCAGTCCGCAGTTTTCGCCAGAGGTTAGGGATAGGTTTGCAAGAATGGGTGATAATGAATACGCGTGGACGTATTCTGGTCTTCTTGACGTAGAAGAGCACGCCGCAGCCATTATATACCATGAGTACGGTCATGTGATACACCTGATCGACGGAAGAATTGGCGCAAAAATCAATGCGTTTATTGACGCTGAAAAGCCACGCGAAAACGGCTGGAATTATCTTCTTTCGAAGTATGCCAACACAAACGACAAAGAATATGTTGCCGAGGCATTTTCTCTTTATATGCACGCGCCTGTAAGTCAGCACTACAGAATACACCCTGCTCTTTTGCAGATATTTAAGGATGAGGATAGGTCAAATGTCTCTTGATGAATTTTTCGAGTACTTGAGCGCAAACCCAAATGCGTCTGATAGCGATGTTGATGATGCTATTTCTCGCATTTCTGCCAATGGTGAGCGCGATCTTGCTTCCGTCTCCGCATGGGAGTTTTTGGCGTCATTGCGCGATCCAGAGGACATTTCCGCATGAGTAGCTTTTCAGCCGACATACGAAACTGGAACGCCAAGGCACGGCGCAACATGCGCGGGATCATGCGCGAGGCAACGCAAGAGGTGATTACCGAAGCGCAAAAGCCAGTCACACGCGGCGGCAATATGCCTGTTGATACGGGCAACCTGCGCAACACCTTGGCCAGCGGTCTAAACGGGTTATTCGGTGCGCCTGCTGATGATAGCTATGTTCTGACGATTGCCGGAATGCAGCCGGGCGATACGGCGCAGTTTGGCTGGACGGCTGACTATGCACGCGCCCGTCATTACAAGCCGGAGAGCTTCGGCCAGGGCGGGGGCATGTGGCGTGACAAGGCCGCGCAGAAATGGGATACCATTGTCGAGCGTGTAGCAAAGAGGTTTAGTTAATGAAAACCAAGGACATCAGCAACGCAATAAAAGCCCGCGTCGATGCGGCGGCGCTTGTCTGGCCTGTAGCTTGGCCTAATCAGGACGTGCCTGATCCGGCACCACAGCCGCGCATTGAGTTGACCATTGACCGAAACACCGACACAAGCGCACCGCTGCAAGGCGGGCTGGTCAGGTCCGAGGGGTTTATTCGTGCGCTATGCATCGTGGCTAAGGGTACATCCACCAGCGCGGTCGAAGACAAGGCAGAAGAGTTGCGCAACCTATTCCCAAAGGCGCTAAGATTGCCCGTTACTGGCGGATATGTTACAATCACGGATACGGCAAACATTGCCGCTGGATTTCGTGACGGTTCCGATTGGGTTGTGCCTGTCATAATTCCGTATCGGGCAGAGGAAAGCTAATGGCTAAGAAGATTGAGCGCGTTCAGATGGTAGACAAGCGTGGCAACATTGCCCGCCCGTACCCTGACGCTGTAGACAAATGGATTTCGGCAGGCTGGTCGCTTGTTGAAGTGGCCGAAGCGCAGGCCGATGACGATCAAGATGCGCGTAAAACTGTCATGACAAAGGATATTTCTGATGGCAATTCGTAACTACATTGGCAGCACGCTTTACGCATCTGCCGCACTTCCTGCAACCAATGACGCGGCGGGCTTTGAAGCCTTGACGTGGACAAAGGTAAACAAGAACACAACGCTTCCGACCTTCGGATTTACCCATGCGCTGACTACAGCCGATCCGTTGGAAAGCGGCATCACTGAAAAGGTGAAGGGCATGGGCGTCGGTCAGGCGTCTGACATTGCGTGCGAGTTGGTCGATGCTGACGCGGGTCAGGCGATCTTGCGCACAACATCGCGCGATGCGGCGGGTAATATGTCCTTTAAGGTTGGCTTTGGCTCTGGTGCTGCAAATGTGCTAGTGACTGGCGATGAGGTCATCTACGCGCAGGGCATTACGCATTCTTATCGTGAAGTTGAAGGCAACGGCACCACATCGCGCGGGTTTCTGAGTACGTTTGACCAGACCCTTGTAGAAATTAACGCGACTGAACCCGTCTAAGGTTTAAGCGTTAATATGGGCCGCGTGCATTGGGGGTGATGTGCGCGGCTTAAACCCCAAGCCCCAAAGGACAAAACACAATGGATTTCGCAGACTTTGATTTAGCAACCGCTGCTGAGGCTGGCACTTGGCATCACTTCGAGATGAACGGTTCGCCGCTTTATCGCCAAGATGACAACAGCATCGGCGCGACTGAAACCGACAAGCCTTGCCGCGTATTGCTCAAGGGCATTGGGTCTGATGCTACAATGGCGATCCTGAAAGAGATTACCCGCGTTGAGCAGGCGCACCAATTCCGCCTGCAACGGTCAAAGGATAACGAGATTGAAGGCTTGATTATCAAGCTAGAGGAAAAAAGCGAGGGCGCGTTGAAGCGTCTTATCTTGGCTTCCGTTTCTAGTTGGGAAAACATCGTGATCGGCGGCAATGACGCGGAATGCAATGCAGAAAACAAGCTGAAAGTTTGCGGACCTAAGACTGCGTTCTTTGCGCAAACTTATCAGCGCGTTCTGGAGCGCCATGATTTTTTGAAAGACGCCGCGAAGAACTGACGACCTTTGCGGCAATGGTGGGGTGGCTTCAAGTCACCCCAGAAGGTTCCGATATTAAGCGGGCGGATATGCGGTCAGAGCAACCGCCCGACATTGATCCGATTGACAGTACGCTGGACCATTGGCGATCCCTTGGTATATGCGGGCAGGGCGATGCTGGCCCGGTGCCTTTGTCGTGGTCAGAGTTGCAGTCCTACGCTACGTTGTCAGGGGGGCTAAAACCTGCTATATTCTGGGAAACATTGCGGGGAATGTCTGTGGCCTATGTAAATGCACTAAACGACAAATCGCCGCTGTCTATCGCGCCAATCAACAGGGGTCGCAATGGCTGATTTTGCTGACCTAGTTATGCGCGTCAACACCCGCGACCTTGCAAGGGGTGAGCAGGCGCAAGATGAGTTTGCGCGTAACTCTGAACAAATGGAAGGCCGGACGACCCGCGCAACGCGGGGTATTTCTGCGGGCTTTAAGCGGATGGTGCCTGCCATTACGGGGGCGCTTGCTGCTTTGGGGGCTGGCGTTGGTATCGCGGCGGCTATTCGTGAGGCTGAGAAGTTTCAAACAACGATGTTCCGCGTTGAGGCTGTTATAAAGGCCACGGGCGGGGCTGCGGGGCGATCTGCTGACCAGTTGCGCGAACAGGCTAGGCAGCTTGCACTAAGCACTCTTGAAAGCACTGAAGGCGTATTGCAGGCGCAACAAACGCTGTTGACGTTTCGCAAGGTTCAGGGCGATGTATTCGACCGGGCTATCATTGCGGCGGCAGACATGACGGCGGCACTTGGTGGCGATCTGAATAGTGCCACATTGCAGCTTGCGAAGGCGCTGGAAAACCCGCTTGAGGGTATCAGCGCCCTGTCACGATCCGGCACGGTATTTACAGCCGCGCAAAAAGACATGGTGCGGGCGATGGTCGAGGCGGGTCAAACTGCTGAAGCACAGGCGTTTATTCTTGACGAGTTGGAAGCCCAATATAAAGGCACGGCTGAAGCTGCTGCGGGTGGCCTAGCTGGTGCGCAGGATACGCTTGGGCAGGCTATGCAGGAATTGCGGTTGGAGCTTGCCGATAGCTTGGGGCTTTTGACACTTGCCACGGCTGCAAACAATGCGGCGGCTGCTGCTGTTAATTGGCTTGCTGAAAACATTGATGAGGCGCGGGGCTATATCATCGCTGCGGCTTTGGGTCTGACGGTGTACTATACCCCAGCCATTCTTGCAGCGTCATTCCAGACGGGCGTTTTCATCGCTGGGCTGATCACCTTGCGCGGGG